CGAAAGGTCTTAGGGTTAAGTAACATCACCCCATTGAAACCATCAAAGCGGATATTATTCCCTGCTGTTGAGGTCATGGTAAGTAGTTGGATAATGTCATTAGTAAATGGGTCATCTACGTCTTGGATGTAACCACCTACGTTAACACTGACTGCATTAGCTGAAACCAAACTATAAACCAATTGAGTGCTAGTTACTTTGAGAGTAAGTAAGCGTCTCTTTAGTTGGAATCGTGTGTACAGTTTAACTAAACCAATGTTAATAGCAGTAACAATGGCAGGTATCTTAGCAGTAAGGACTGCACCATCTACCACACAATTTAGATTAGCTAACTCACTTCCAGCCAATGAATCCAATATCTCGGTTAATAACATATATCACCTAACAAAAATAACTAGCAGTAAAATCACTACCTGTTTCAATGGTAGTTCCCCATATTGCTGACTTGCCTTGTGTAAATTCTGTTGAGCTACTTGGCAACCATATTGGCATGAGTGGCAACATGGAGATGGTATCAAGTGCATCATCATGCTTAGACTTAAACCCACCTACTGTGGTTAAGCTCAACTCATCAAGCATCTCATCCAGTGCTACACCCCCCTTCTCCTCAACAGGGAAGAACATCTCACCCATCTTGAAGTAAGGTACAGCTACGTTGAATCGTTGGAGCTTAGAGGTACTAGGACGTATGCCTGCTCTCCCTTCATTACTGTCTGAAGCCAGTGAGAAGAATATGTTACGGGTAAGCATCTCTTTCTCAATCCAACTAACGAAACCAGCTTGTTGTCCTGAAACTTCGATACCAACTGATTGAGGGGAATACTTCTGGCAATACTTAAACAACTCATCAATGTTCTTATCCATTGTCTGCCGCTTACATAAACCATCAACCCAATACTTAAACCCTTTGTTGTTAACTGCCCATACAGAGATAAAACTAAAGTCACTAAACTGTTTCTCACTGGTAGCAAAGTCAGTAGTGATATAAAAATTAAAGTTACCTTTGTTAGCCATCAGTGCTTTACGTGAGTACCACTTCAAATCTGAATCACTAATCAACCGCGTATCATCAGATAAAATCTGAAGCATTAACTCTTGATAGAATGAAGCCAGTGCTCCTTGTAATCGGAGCTTCTCATACATCTTCATTACATAGTCGTAATCGAATCTATCTTCCCATGAACCTCTGAACTCTTCGCGTGAACAAGGAAACTTCTCACAGATAGGGAATACGTTAACAATCCAAGCACCAGACTCAACAGCTACATACAATGGGTCTGCTGCACTGAATGGCGTACCATTCCAGATAATCTTTCTACGTTTAGGATGAAGTGCTGCTTCTAATGAACTGTTGATATTGGTTTTGATGTTCTCAATTTCAGTCGGACTACGAGCATCAGCATCTGTAATAATGTCATCAAGTAAAGCCAAGATAGGACGAGAACCATTCTCCCTCGTACCCCGAATGTTGGTCTTACCCCCGTAGGCTGAAACCACTAATGAAGTACCATCCTTACGAATGAACTCCCATCGAATGTCTGTGAACTTAACTTCTTGTAGGTACTGTTGTAAGAAATCAGAGTTATTAAACTTAAACTCCAATGCCTTACGCATCTTCTTCACACCACCATCAATGGTGTCACCTACATAAATCATGTGAGGTATCTTGCCCAAGCTAGGCAATTCACCATACAAGGCAATACGGAATATCAAGTACTCCATCAATGAGGTCTTAGCCATACCCCTGTGACAAAGATTGATAACGTCTTTACCCGATACATCCACATAACTATCTAAGATTTTTAAATGAACAGTGGGTGTAATGTTCTCAGTCATTCCCCCATCAATTAACTTAATAAGGTTAACCATCTCAAGGGAGAAGGTACTAGGAACGAAGTTATTGTTATCAGAGTAACTAACTTCTTCTAGGTACTGAGTAACCTTCTTAGGTAGGGCTGCTGTCATGCTCGACTACCCTCACTAAGCGTTGTTGGGTCACATCACTAATCTGTGTGATACCTGCTGCAATGTACTGCTGTTGCTTCAAAGCCAACTCAGTCAACACACTCTTCAAGTCATCCATCACCCCATCTTTCTTAATACCAATATCCAATTCAACCTTCTGTACTTCAGGTGGTTTCAAATGAATGAGTAAACTATTGGCTGCATCACTACGTACCTTATGGCTGACGGTATCATCCATCATCAGTCCTGCCTGTACGTTAATGGCTTTCTGATACAAGTCTTGGTTTAGAATCCAAGAAGGAATGAGTGACTGCTCTAAGATAAGGTTAACTAATTTATTCTTGTTATACGCGGTGACATAAGAAGCAATGTCTTTAGAAGAAGTACCGTTAGCTAAGTAAGACTGGTATCTATCAGGGAATGTTTTAACAAAGGCATCAATGTTACTGGCACCCATAATCTTATGGCTACAGTACTTAACTGCTAAGATGTAATCACTCATCTTAAACTTACCATCACGCATAACGTGTGAGTAGCTTAGTAAGTTATCTCTGTAAGTTTCATATAAGTTAGGGTCAGCAAGTGTCGTGTTAATCTGGTCAATTAACTCTTGGTTTACTGATGCTTTGAACTGACTAGGCAGAGCTTGTTTGAATTGCTCTACAGTAAGAACCCCCATAACCTTCTCTTATTTAAGTAATCATGGGGGTATAGTAGATACTTATACTTACTTACTCAAGTATGATTTAGTTTTAGCATTCCATGTACTATAAGACTTAAGCCAGAAGTGTTCAGGAAGCCAAGAGATAAACTGGTAACTCTTAGGTTGTTTCCCTAGTCTTGGTTTGTCGAGTGCTTCCCATACCTTAAGGTGTTCAGGGAATCTATTAGTGATAAGTGCTGAAGGGTTTATCATATAGTCGTGCAACTTAACCTTACGTACAAAATCGCGCTTAAGTAAAAGTTGATAAGCTTTATTAAGTACCCTCTTCTCGGTTTCAGTTAACTTACTGTAAGGCAGCGTAGAGATACCTGTTGTCTCTCTGTGGAACTTAAACATCATCTTCATAAACCAAGCCTCTGGTTTAGATAAGTCTAGTAAGGTATCTATGGCTGGGTATGCTGTGTACATCTTACCTTTCTCCCCTTTCCCAAGCATTAGAAATGGTGGTTTATCTACGTAGCTACTAGACTTCGGAGGTTCAACAGATACCCGTGAACCACTAGGAATGTGTAACTGTTTATCATCAAACAGGTTGGTGATTAAACCAACAACTGCTATAGTATTGGACATAGTGAACTCTCTTGCTTGCTTAACGTGTGGTAACAATGAGCATAGCATAAGACTTAAAAGGATTACATATAAACCGTATGTAATCCTTTTTTATTTCACATATAAAGTGTATGTAATTTTGAGACCTAAGTATTTGATTTATAACAATAAAATTTTGTAGAATAATACTCTGCACTTACTCACCTAACTAATTAAGTAAGTTTCTTTTCTGATTTTATACTCACTCGCATCACACAACACACACTCTCGCTTCGCTTCGCGTGTGTTGTGTTCGCGTCTCTGTGGGTTGGTTAAGTTAAGTTAATTTTATAATTATAACTAATATAGCCACACATATAACGATAACGATAACGCATACCGTAACCTATAACATACACCTAAAACTTTTTGTCGTTCATTATAATTTAGTACAAGTGTAGGGTTCTCACATCCTTACCCTAAAAAGCAAATACCCTCCCCCATGTTGACTGCCAAATAAGGATTGTTATTCCCATCACTCCTCACTTCGTTCGTCATGTTAATACGTCTATCGCTATTCCTTGAGTCATTGGTGTATTAGGGTAGCAATTGGACGTATCTTCGTGTCCTAACTTTTGCAAAAGGTGATTCAAATGTTTCAAGCTCTTAAAGCTGCTGTAGTAGGTTTCTTCGCTGTCATTCAAATGTTAGCTGAAGGTTTAGTCGAATACGCAGATGCGTTTAAGCAAACAGGTGTAGCAACCAATGCTTATGCTAAGACTCTCATCCCAACAGATGAGCAGACTCAGAAGGCATTGGATTTGGCTAATGAGAATCGTGACTTAAACCAACAACAACAGTTGGATAAGATAGCAGAGGCTAAACGTAAGCTTGCAGAAGCAAAAGCTAAACGTGATGCTGATAACAAGTAATTAACCAATAGCTGCTTAACATCCGTTAGGCAGCTTCCTCTTATTAAAGGTGAATATCATGTGGGAACGCATACCTTTCAATGGTGGTGTTAACTACCATAATCAAGCACTTACCATCACTGGTGAGTATAGTTCTAACCCTCTTCAGTTTGAATCCGAGTGCACTAAATGGGTACTTACCAATAGCATTGGTAGTATCAAATACCACTACGATACATTAGCTGAAGCAATGGATGCTGCTCAGTACGTAGAGGTCTTAATCCCTTTGAGATCAGGGAAGAGTTACAACCGGTAAGTGGCGTTGCTACCCATGTCACATTCAGGTCTTAATCCCTTTGAGATCAGGGAAGAGTTACAACTGAGTGGTTGACCTACAAACAAGCTGCCGAGTTGTCTTAATCCCTTTGAGATCAGGGAAGAGTTACAACCGCACACCCTCTTTTTCTTCAACAAAATCAGTACATTACAAGGGGCATTAGGGAAAAAATTGCTTTTGACAATCGACGCCATGGAACAACCCTGTGGAACATACTAAAAAACATCGAAAAGAGAGTTTTAATAGTCTGACTTAATTTTATTAAAGAGCAACAGGGCGTGCCAACCCCAACCTGAGTGTAGCGCACATTTACCCCACTCACTAGCACATTAACCAACAAAGCGACTTCGGAAAAATATACTGCAGCAAGGAATCGAACAACAGCTTGAAAGCATTGGAAATTATAGGTTCTAGAATAATCTAAGATTATTTTCTACCATTTTCTCTACCACTTTTGACCTAAAAAACGAAAGTCAAAACGAC